AGTTCCCGGTCCACAAGCAGTAAAGCCGCTTGCGGGGGTACCTGTAGTTACCTCGCCCTTCGTAAAAGTAAATGGCAAGTTAATAGTATTAACTTGAGTCCCCATTACAATGACGTGCCTCCGGTTGTTTCAGGCCACAGACATAACGCGCCGTTAATAAGCCTAGAGATCAATGATAGGTTTCCGGTGCGACGTTGGATAAATGTCGATATGTTGTCACCGCCGAGCGGATTAGGTATCGTCATCACCTCGCCCAATAGGACGTTTGAAAACTCGACAAAACCACCACCAGCACTCAAGTTGGTTGGGTCTTTTGTAGCGCTTGTAACCTCGATACTAAACTCGGCCAGCCCGCCTAACGAATTCTGCTTGATGCAAGCGTAGGCTAAATTCCCGGTGCCTGATTTTGCTGCCACATCGACGTTGGTTCCAAGTGGATACTGGTAACTGCCTCCGCTGATCGTGAGAACTCCTGTTTCGGAGTTATACGACCCCAAGAAGGTTCCTGATACTCCTCCCCCATCAGCTTCCGCTGGACCACGGAGACTCCCGATTAGCGACATGGATAGGTTCATTCCAGGTTCACCAGAAGGGACTTGGACGATGTGTGCAAGGCATCCATCGGTCAGCCGTAGGAGCGAGTCCACTTCTCTCCTGAGTGCGCTATTCTCGCGTTCGAGGGTGCTGACGGCATTCCTAATCCCAGAGACATCTTCCTGAAAAACCATGAGTGAGTAATAAATCTTTTTCGACAAACTTGCCAGAACATAAGTTTTCAAACATTTGTTTTGCATGCCCAACGCTCAGGCGAAAGCCGACCTAACGGAAGAACCGATGGTCGATGATCCTTTGGATACATCGAATACCCAGAATACTGGGTCTAGTGAACTCTCTGCCTACGAAGCTGAGATTGCTCAAATGATGGACGCTGAACCGCTGGAGGACGACGAGGAGCAATCCCCCGCCCCAAGCAAGAAGGAATCCACCGAGCAATTCGACGACGACGAGGAAGTTGATGACGACGAGTCCGACGAGGACGAATCTGATGACGCTGGAGACGAAACGAACGAGGACGCCTCAGAAGAGGACGCCGACGAAGATGAAGCACCAAAGTCTGACAGATTCCGCATTCGTGCGAAAGATGATGTTGAGGCCGAGGCTCTTGCTCTTCGCAAGCGTCATCCAGACTTGAGCTTAAAGGAATGCCTCGCGAAAGCGGAGTTGATCCTTGGGGTAAAAGTCGAATCAGGCGCGGCACAGGAGCAGTCACGCGAATCGGAAACCGAGTCGGTCGCATCCATCACCCAACAAATCGAAACCCTTCGGGCGCAGCGTAAAGCCGCCACCTTGGAGATGGAATTCGAGTTGCAGGCTGATCTGGACGCAGAGATCGATGAGCTTCGAGACAAGCGGGATGAAGTGCGGGTGACAGAGGGACGGGCGAACGCTCAGAACGAAGTTGCCCAGCAACAAGCCTTCGAGGCGGAATACCGGAAACACGAACGCACTGCGGTCGCGTACTACCCAGACGCCAAGGATGCTAACAGCCCATTGGTCAAACGGATGATTGAGATGGATGCAGAAATGCTCCAGAACAACGATCCGATTTACCACTCCCCAAAGAAGGCGCTGATTCTCGCAAGAGATGCAGCACTCGAACTTGGGGTCAGGCAGTCGAATCCGAATGCCACACCCGCGAAGAATTCTCGTTCCAAGACCCCAATGCAACCCGCCCCGGGAAACCGTGGCACAACCGCTGCCGCGCCCGCCAAAAAGGTCGCCGACGCGATTGGGAACCTGAATTCGCTCGAAGCATACAACGCGTTTGTAGGCATCGATTGAGCAGGGGAACGAGCGAGTCACGATACCAACGAAGCGGGAATTTCACGGCAAAACCTTCACAGAACGTGAAGATTGCAAGAATACCCTAACATCATAATATCATGGCTAACGAACAAAATTTCACATCACCAAATACCGGCACCTCGCTTGCAGCGATGGATGCAGGTTCCGTCCGCAAACTCTGGAAACAGGGTGCGCTAGTAGGCGAACAATCCGAAGACTTCTTCCAAGAGATGGAGTCCAAGTCCCAAACCTCGCTGATCTGGTCCCAGACCGATCTCAGCAAGGGCAAAGGTCACTCGATGACCTTCACCAACATGTCCGGCTTCTACAATGAGCCGAAAGTGGGTGAAGAACTCTTCGAGGGTCCAGCCGACTTCGAGTCCGTTGACATCGGTTCCTATGAACTGACCGTCGATTACGTCCGCAATGCAGTCCGTCACTCGGAACGCATGGAAGAAGTCATGGGCATGCGCGGCGAAATCGCCTCTGGATTCAACGTGGAACTCGGCAAGTGGCTCGGTCGCTACAAGACAGAGCAACTTCTCGGGATGTTCCAGTTGAAGCTCAATTCTGAGAACGTCACTTGCGCCAACGGCAAAACCAAGGACACTCTTGGTTCCGCTGACGTGCTTGTATGGGATGAAATTGTCACCACGGGTCAAGCAATGAAGCCACTTGGTGGTCTTCCTGCCAACATCGCGGGTAAAGGCAAGGCTCCAATCTGGTCACAGGCTGTCATCGCTACCGAAGTCGCTCTTGGTTCGCTCAAGCTCGACAATGACTACAAGCTAGTCCTCACCAGCGGCGACGTTCGTGGTCGTGGTAACACTCTTTTCAAGGGTGGTTATCCATCGATTGACGGTCACGTCATCAACCCCTACAACCCGATCGACCATGATGGCGTCGGCGCTGTTGGTTCGTTCTTGAATCCGAAGGCGTTCCTCGGTGTTGCCCACACTGGCACAACCGATGCCGCCCGCGTTCTCAAGGGTGGTGGAAATGCTACCGATGCTGCGAAGACGGGCAAACTGTTCTTCAAGTATTTCGGTGGATTTGCCTACAAGTTCATCGACACGCTGGCAATCACCGCCAACGCAGGTCCGCATTACGCGATCATCTACAACACCACTGGTGCCAACATCGGTAAGTGGGGATTCGTGAAATACACCACGGGCAACAACGGCAACGAGATCACCGTCACCGAGTTCCTTGCGGTGGCTAACGGAACAACATTCCGTAAGACTACCGTTGGTGGTCTCACATGGAATGCTGCATATAACACTGAATCATGGGACGCTGGCGCTCTGATTATCCAAGCAAATAGCAAGGGAGTGCCAATCGGCGACACCCTGTTCCTCGGTCAAGCCGCCGCCCTTCGTGGCTATGGCAAACACCGTGCGAAGCGTTCGCAGGAGAACCACAACGGCGAGTTCATCATGGACCGCTTCATCACCTCTGTCTTCGGACAGTGCATCCGTGAAGACCGTAAAGGCCGTCACCCAGCCGTCATGCGTTTGACTCACGCCGTTACCTATCCCGGTATCAGCCTGCCAGTCATCTCCTAAACTGGCAACTCGGAGGGAGGGGGTCACTCCCCTCCCTCCACATTCCTTTCCTTATGAAATTCCTCATCTTCATCCTCACCACTCGTCGTGCATTTCCCCGTCTCAAGGGATTCTCGTACAATGACGAATACCAAAAATTCCTTTACCAAGGTCGGTCTTTGACCAGTGACGAGTTCAATGAAGGTGTGGAGATTTTCCTCAATAAGCCACTCAACGCGAGAGGCTACACGATCAGTGTGCAAGCGATCGAGACAGAGCCTGTCATCGAGACCGCCGCCGAGCAAAAGTCCAAAAAGAGCAAATAAGTTATGAGTTCCTCAGCCCTATCAACCGCCGCCGCGAACTCCCTTACCAATCACGGGTTAGGCACCGCCGCATACACCCCAGTCGCCACCCTTCATTTCGCGCTTCTCACGGCAGACCCTGGAGAAGCTGGAGTCGCGGGCGAAGTCACGGGAGGTTCCTACGCCAGAAAAGCGATCACCAATAACTCCAGCCTTTTCCCGCAGTGTTCACTCAGTGGAGTCCCCACCAAAGTGAACGGGACGGCGATCAACTTCGCCACGGCCACCGCTGCATGGGGTAACATCACCCATTGGGCGGTCTATGACTCGGCTGTCGGCGGCACCAACGTCATGCTCGCGCATGGGTCACTCACCACTGCTCGCTACGTCGCCAGCGGAGACACTCCGAAGATCGTCGCCGAAGCAATGAACCTCACCATGAGTAACGCTGTAAGCGGAGGACTCACTAATTACTCGAAGCGCAAATTACTGGATATCATGTTTGGGGCGACGGCGTACACTATGCCTACGAGTATCAGAATCGCCTTGGGTACAGCATTGACTGGCGAGTCGCTGACGGAATGGTCGGATGCAAACTACGCCAGACAAGCGGCGACGTTCGTCACCGCCACCGCAGGGGTTTCCTCTAACTCGGCATCTCTTTCGTTTGCTGGTGCGGGCAGCGCTGCCGGACCCGTCACCCTGACATCCTTCGGTATTGCGGATGATGTATCTGCCGGAAACATGCTTTTTCTAGGTCCGCTGTCCACATCTCGCGTCGTCGAAACGGGGGACACTGTGACCGCCGCCATAGGCGCCGTCGTCGTAACCCTTCAATAATCTATCGCAATGATAAAAATAATCGGAGGTTCACTACTGACTGAGGCAATCGCCTCGGTTAATGTATTGAATTCAAAGATTAGAAGCGTAGGAGCATCACCCGAATGCACTGCAAACGCCATTGCTGTCCTGACTGGATCAAACAGGAGTTTCGACTTATCTCCATCCTCCAGCCTTAATGCACTACTTAACCTCACTGTAGAGAGCAACACGGACGGTCTTTCTTTGTGCAATGTGGTTCGCGAGATTTTAAACCTCTGGGGCATCGAGGGGGTTTGCAACGCTCCAGACTTTGCTATCGAGCGAGCAATCGGCGACGTGAACTCTGCCATGCAGACAGTTTGGAACCAGTCGTCCGTAAACAACTACTGGTCGAATCAGACCCTCTCCATCGTCCTCGCAAATGGT